CAGTGCTTGCACACTCTATACTAAAAGAAGCATACAAGGTTTCAAACAAAACAAATTCGAGAGAATTAAAAGACGGGATTAATTCTGCTGTTGAAAAAGTAGTAAATTTTTTAAAGCTAGCATCTGTATCTGTAGAAGGAAACATGATAGACAATATAGCTACAATATCTACAAACAACGATCCTGAACTTGGAAAAATTATAGCAGACGCTTTTAGATCAGTAGACAATACAGGTGTAGTAATGATGGAAACATCATCAAACGGAAAAACTGAAGTTGAAGTAGTAGATGGTGTTCAATACATTAAAGGATTGAAAAACTCACACTTCGTAACAAACCTTCAAACTAAAACTGCTGAACTTGAAAACCCTTTGGTATTATTAATAGAATCTCCAGTAGATACGATTAGACAAATACAATCAGTGTTAGAGTATGTAATAAAAAACAATAAACCTTTGCTCATTATAGGTGACTTAGAAGAAGGTGTTTTATCTGCTCTAGCTATGAATAAAATGAAAGGTAATATAAAGATAAATGTCATCGATGCTCCTACTTATGGAATTAATAAAAAAGAAGTATTAGATGACTTATCTCTATTAACAGGAGCTACAATAATAAACGAAGATCTAGGTGACGATATGGATATGATCCAAGTAGAACATTTAGGTAGTTGCTTAAAAAGCGTTACGTCACATGATGAAACTATTATTCAAGTAAAAGAATCTTCAGAAGAAATTATTTCAATTCTTGAAGACATTAAAAAACAATTAAAAAGTTCATTAGCAAACCACGAGGTTATAAAGCTAGAAAAGAGATTAGCTTTCTTATCAGCTAAAATAGCTATAGTAAAAGTAGGTGCTAATTCAGATATAGAATTAAAAGAAAAAACAGATAGAGTAGAAGATGCAATTTGCGCAACTAAAGCTGCTATTAAAGATGGTATTGTTCCAGGAGGTGGAATTGCTTTATTAAACGCATCCACATATATAAATCCTAAGTCAGAAGGTGAAGAAGTGCTATTAGAGGCGATTACAGCACCTTTTAAGACAATATTAGATAACGCAGGTATAAAGAGCTATGAAATTCCTAAAGGTCGAGGAAAGGGTCTTAATGTGGTTACTGGAAAAATGGTGAATATGATTAAAGCAGGTATTATAGACCCTCTACTCGTTACCAAGAGTGCTCTTCAAAATGCAGCATCAGTAGCTACTACTATTTTATCAACAGATTGTGTAATCAATAACTTAAGAGTAGAAGATGAAGGCGGTTGGTAAAAATGTAATAATTAAAAAAACAAAAGAAGGGACTACCGCTACAAAAGGTGGTCTCTTGCTTTCATCTACTCAAAGAGAAGATATAAGATATACTGAAGCAACTATATTATCAGTTGGTGAAGAAGCTAGAGCAGCTGGTTTAGAAGAGAATAATAAAGTGTTTTTTGATAGACATGCTGGTCATAAGATAGAAATAAACCAAGAAACATACCATGTTATTAAATATCAAGATGTAGTTGTTGTTCTATGAGAAAGCTAGATGCAAGAGATATAAAAGATTTAAATCTGTTAAAGCATTATAGAATAATAAGAAGATGGGCGTGTAAGAATAATGAGCTGAATGATGCTGATTTAGAGTTGTTAATCTATTTTGATTGTATGGAGTTTTTTACAAAACAAGATTTTAAAATAGGTAGTTACTCTTATAGTTGGGATAATGTAAGATGGAACACATTATTAAAAAAAGGCTGGATAGTTGTGTGGCGAGTTAGAAACAGAACCACTCAAAAATACCATATATACAAAGTAAGTTTTAAGTGTAAACAACTCATTGCTAGAATGTATAGAATAATGTTAGGCCAAGAAGATATACCTACAACTAAAAGATGTAATAAAATAATAGCTGGTAATTCATATACAGATAAAGTAATGACAGTGGCTATAAATAATGTTAACAAAGATAAAAGCAGATAATATGGAACAACAAATAGATCCGATGACAGGTATGCCTATGGCAGCTCCTCAGCAACAATACACCATGAATACACCAATTCCTTCGAACGAGATGGGAACAGCTAATCCAGTTTTTAATCAAGAAGCTATGGGAAACGCAAAAAATATGTTTGGTGATCCTGGGCAGAGACAAGCTTCTCTTGGAAGCAATGCTCCTTTATTTAAGATAGATCCAGATTATAATGGAGAGCCTGGTATACAAAAAGAAGATTTTGAACAATTTAAAAAATAATAATGGAGAATAAAACAAAAGCAATATTCGCTAACGAAAAATTAAGTGGACAAGTAGGTGAGAATGCTGTATGGGATGGACCATTGAGCAAGGTAGGTTTTCCAATGGGAAAAGGATCTAGCTCTGGAATTACTGGTATGCAGGTATCAAAATATCCTACACCTAATCCAAAAGGACCAATCACTCAGATTGCAAAAGGAAGAGGATAATGACTATTGGTGATATAAAACTATATGCATTAAGTATTGGGACAATGGCTATAACAATGACACAGCTAGAGGTTTGGTTAAAATTAATACTATTATTTATAACCATCGGATATACCTTACATAAATGGATTCACTTGAAAGATAAATAAAAATGGCTTACATACAACCAGATTCACCATTTTTAAGAGTTCGTAAAACAACTAAAGGTAAAGATAGAAATTTCTTGTCAACTAAAGAAGGAGCAGGTATGACAGCTGCAGGTGTTAAGAAGTATAAGAAACAAAACCCTGGAAGCAAACTTCAAACAGCTGTAACAGGAGATGTTAAAGCAGGTAGTAAAGCCGCTGGTAGAAGAAAATCTTTTTGTGCTAGATCCAGAGGATGGAAAGGTGAAAGAGGAATAGCTGCTAGAAAAAGATGGAAATGTTAAATAAATAAATATAAACAAAATGGATAAATCAAGAAAAAAAATTGCACAAGACTATTCGCGTAACGCAATAGCAGATTCTAAATCATCAAAAAAGTCTATTAAAAAAGACGGTAAATACGAGGCTAAAATGGCTGTTAAAGAAGCGGCTGGAGAAGGACCAAGTATGTATGGAAAAAGTAAAGGACCTAAAATGGGGGCTAAGAAAGGTGACCAGTCTAAATCTAGAGCAGATTATGCTATGGATTCAGGAAAAACAGATAAAGGTTATAAAGGAAAAGATGGATCTTCTAAAGGAGATCAATCGGCTAGTAAAAAAGATTACATGGGTAAAGGACCTAAAATGTACGGTAAGAGTAAAGCACCAAAAATGGAGTCTAATGCTCAAGAAAAAAAGAATCTTTTAAAAGATAATCCTATTGATAGTAGAGCTTCAAAAGGAAGTCCAGCTATGAATTTAAATAAAGGATATGGTAAGCCAATGGCATCGCCAATGAAAATGAAAGGATCGTTTATCTCTAAACACATGAGATCAGGAATGTAAAACAGTAGAGATCTGTAGTAAAACTCAAAAACGCCAGTAATAACACTAACATTAACTTAACACTAAACAAAATGGCAAACTTTATTAAAGTAAAATTATCAACAGCGGCTGGAGCACCACTTGCAAACCAACCAGAAATTGTAGTAGATGCATCATCTATTATCACAGTTATTGCAGGAAATGCTGCAGGACCAGGAGCTAATCCAACGACTACAACAAGAATACTTGTTAACGGTGGAATAGCTAATTTCCAAGTATTAGAATTAACTCACACAGCAGCTTTAGCAACTGGAGCTTCTATAGTTGAAGTTATAAACAATGCGTTAAAAGCAAATCCAGGTGGAATTATTTCAACAGTATCTGCACCTGTTAACACTGCTCAAGTAGTAACTCCAGCTAATAGTGGTAGACAATTAATTACAACTGCACAAGTACAAGTTCTTTTTACTGCAGCAGCATGGTCTTAAGACTAAATTAACTAAATATCCACAGGGCTTAAAAATCCTGTGGTATTTTTAAAAAACTATAGCTATGGCTTTTAATATGAAAGGTTGCGGTATAACAATAGACAATACTCCAATTTATCAAATGGATTTGGAAGAAGGCGTTATGGGGCAAGCTAATAAAAATGGCTCTATACTAATAAATAAAAATTTAAACTCTAAAGAACAAAAAGAAGTTATTAAGCATGAAAACATTCATTTACTTCAAATGAAGAGAGGTGATCTTGATTATGACAACGAAAATGTTTATTGGAAAGGTAAAAAAATACCAAGATCCTCTATGGACGAAGGTAACAAGAATCTTCCTTGGGAAAAAGAAGCATATAATGTTAACAGTAAAAAATATAAATGAATAAAATATTTGCATGGCTTACAGGTGGTGTTATCAAAGAAATTGGTAATGCTATTGATAAACTTACTACAACTCAAGAAGAAAAACTTGAAATAAAGAAACAAGTTCAAATAATACTTGAAGAAGCTGATAATAATGCTCAGCAACAAGTAACAGCTCGTTGGACTGCAGATATGAACTCCGACAGCTTTTTAGCTAAAAACATTAGACCCTTGGTTTTAGTGTTTTTAACATTTGTATTTAGCTTATTAGCTTTTACTGATGGTAATATAGGAGAATTTAAAATAGCAAAAGAATACATACCAATATTTCAAACACTGCTCGTCACCGTATACGGGGCTTATTTCGTAGGAAGAACTTGGGAAAAAGCAAAATCAATAATTAAAAAATAAAAATTATGGGAATATATAGAGTGACAAACGGAGCGGTAGGTAAAGCCTTACCAATCGTAGGTAGCGATACAATAACAAGTGCATCTGCTTGGTTTTTTGAAAATCAATCAGGTGTATTAGGCAGCAATTTAACTGGTTCTTCAATATACTCGGGTAGTGGAGGTAACATTTCCGTTATATTATCAGACACAATAGGTTTACAGGGCGTAGTTACATCATTAAATACAGACGCTACTTTTACAGGTGCTAATCCTTATTATGCTGGATTTTCAGCAGGTTCTGGTTATATAACAGAAGCAGGTGTCACCACAACAGCTGTGAGTACTGTACCTAATTCGCCAGCTACCGTACCAGCTGGTTTAGCGGTAGATATTACAGTAACAAATCCAACAGTTACTAACTTTGTGAATGGTACAGGTTATGTTGTAGGTCCTTTTACAACACTTACCGATAGTCTGAATGGAACAGGAATGCGTGGAACTATAGATAGTGTTTTTGGTGGAATTCAAACGTTAACAATCTTTGGAGGAACAGGTTATGAAGTGGGTGATTTAATATTTTTTATTCAAGCAGGCGCAGGTACAGTAGCAGAAGCAAATCTAGCTACTGCACCTAACGGAGTTATAAGTGCTGACGATATAACAATTAGCGCTGGAAAATTAGGAACACATTATTCTGTTGGAGATGTTATAACTATAGCCCAAGCTGCAAGTGGATTTGATGCTAAATTTTGTATAGGAGCAGTTAAGAGTGATTTACCTGTTATTGGAGATGCAGTTGTATTTGAAGCTGTTCCTGCTGGAACAATATTACCAGTAGCAGTTGATTATGTAACAGCAACTGGGACTGTTGCTACAGGTTTAATAGCTTGTAAATAATATAAAAACAAGTAACTATATAAATATAAATCAAATCTAATAAATTAAAATTATGGCAAAAGTAAAAAAAATTATTGAAGTAAAAGCAAAAGAAGTTAAATCTATTACAACTGAGCAATTAGAAACTATTAAAGATCAACAAGGTAAAGTTCAAAACTTAATGTCTGAAGTTGGATTTTTAGAAGCAAAAAAGCATGAATTGCTAGGTGTTTTAACAAAAGCTTCAGAGGATTTAGCTAAAACTAAAGTAGAATTAGAAAAAGTTTACGGAGCAGTTAATATTGATCTAACGGACGGAAGTTACACTGATGTTGAAGCTGAGGACAAGGATTAATGAGCACAATTGTAAGAAAGATCAGTATAGGTTCTGACTACAAAAATGATGCGATGCATTATGCTGTTGGTCAAAATGTTTATGGTGGACACACTATAACAGCTATATTACATGATCAGAAATCAAACTCTTACGTTATATACATTAAAAAAGAAGATGAGGTAATGCCATGGAAGAATTTTAATTCTAACATGGCAATATCTATTGAATACGATTTAGAGTATTAATGAAAAGTTTATATGATTTTATCATCAAACCTCTTGGTGATAGATACAATAATGAAGTAAAAATTGGTGACAAAACTTTAGTTTTAAATACTAAAATTGAAAGTTTTAAATCGGTAAATAATTTAGCAGTTGTAGTCGAGACACCAAAAGCTTTTAAAACAAATATAAAAAAAGGAGATATAATATTAATACATCATAATGTTTTTAGAGTATTCTATGACATGAAAGGTATTAAAAAAAATAGCAGATCATATTTTAAAGATGATTTATATTTTTGTGCTATCGATCAAATATATTTGTACAAGAATACAGGGGATTGGGAATCGTTTGGAGACAGATGTTTTGTAATGCCTTTAAAGAATAAAGACTCTCTAAGAAACAATAAAGAGCAAAAGCTTATTGGTATATTAAAATATGGTAATAAGTCATTAGAAGCTCTTAATATCAATCCAGGTGATGTAGTAGGTTTTACACCTAATAGTGAATGGGATTTTATTGTTGATAAGCAAAGAGTTTTTTGTATGAAATCTAATGATATTGTAATTAAATATGAACATCAAAAAAACCAAGCTGAGTATAACCCAAATTGGGCTTTATCATAAACATAAATTAAATATAAATATTTATGAATGTTAAAGAAACAAAAGTACTTATAATTAAGGCAGGTAGAGTAGCTATAGAAGAATTAATCAAAGTAGCAAATGAACCTATTGTAGATAATGATAAACAAGATGACCTATCTGCAGACAAGCTAAAATCTGCTGCGGCTACTAAGAAGCTTGCTATTTTTGATGCTTTTGAAATACTAAAAAGAATAGAAGAAGAAGATAACATTGTTAATGAGAAGCCTAACAAAATTGAAGCTGAAAAAGCTTTTAAAGGTTTTGCTGAAGGAAGATCTAAATAATGTACGAGCAAAGTTTATATAGGGTTGTACCTAACCACATAGATACCAAGGTTTTAAAGAGGAATAATAAATTTAAGAAATGGAAGTACGGTTATAATGAAGATTATGACATGGTTGTTATTAGTAAAACTGGTGAAATTGGTGAGGTTTACGAAATACAAAACTTAATAATAGCTTTGCCAAAAGCTGCTAATGTAGCTAAATTAGAAAATAATAAATGGAAAGCAGCTAATTATCCTAAGGAATTAAAAAGTATTAAAACTGTTTTTGATTGGGAAAATACTAATGAAACTTTTAAGAATAATTGGTATGATTACATCAATGAAGAATTTCAAAGACGTGAGCAAGGTTTTTGGTTTAATAATAATAATAAAGCTTCTTATATAACTGGAACTCATTACATGTACCTACAATGGTCTAAGATCGATGTTGGTCAACCAGATTTTAGAGAATCAAATAGATTGTTCTATATATTTTGGGAAGCATGTAAGGCAGATAAAAGATGTTATGGAATGTCTTATTTAAAAAATAGACGTTCAGGATTTTCATTTATGGCTTCTGGAGAAACAGTTAATCTAGCGACAATATCAAGTGACGCTAGATATGGTATATTATCAAAATCTGGTTCTGATGCTAAAAAAATGTTTACAGATAAAGTTGTACCAATATCGGTAAATTATCCTTTCTTTTTTAAACCCATACAAGATGGTATGGATAGACCTAAAACAGAATTAGCTTACCGTGTACCGGCATCAAAACTAACTAGAAGAAAACTTAATTCAAATACTTCAGAAGTAGCTTTATCAGGTCTTGATACTACTGTTGATTGGAAAAATACAGGAGATAATGCATATGATGGTGAAAAACTTAAACTGCTTGTTCATGATGAATCAGGTAAATGGGAAAGACCAAATAATATATTAAATAACTGGAGAGTTACTAAAACATGCCTAAGACTAGGTTCTAGGATTATTGGTAAATGTATGATGGGTTCGACATCAAATTCTTTAGACAAAGGTGGTGAGAACTTTAAAAAATTATACTATGGATCAGACGTTACAAAGAGAAACCGCAACGGGCAGACTGGCTCAGGACTCTATTCTTTGTTCATTCCTATGGAATGGAACTACGAGGGTTACATTGATTCTTATGGATTTCCTGTATTCGATACACCCAAGAAAGAAGTTTTAGATATATTTGGTGATAAAATAAGTATAGGTGTTATAGAGTTTTGGAAGAATGAAGTAGAAGGATTAAAAGATGATCAAGACGGGTTAAATGAATTTTACAGGCAATTTCCAAGAACTGAAGAACATGCATTCAGAGACGAAGCAAAAGAGTCTTTATTTAACCTAACAAAAATATATGAACAAATAGATTATAATGCAGATCTTAGAAATACATCGGTAGTAACTACTGGTACTTTTCAATGGGAAAATGCAAAGCTAGATTCAAAGGTTGTATTTATACCTAATAAAGATGGTAGATTTAAAATATCTTGGGTTCCGCCTGTTAATCTTCAAAACCGTATAGTAATAAAAAATGGAATTAAGCACCCAGGTAATGAACATTGTGGAGCCTTTGGTTGTGATAGTTATGATATATCAGGTACGGTTGATAAAAGAGGTTCTAATGGGGCTTTAGCTGGTTTAACTAAGTTTAGTATGGAGGATGTACCGCCTAATCAATTCTTTTTAGAATATATAGCTAGACCTCAAACAGCTGAGATATTTTTTGAAGATGTATTAATGGCATGTGTTTTTTACGGTATGCCTATCTTATGTGAAAATAATAAACCTAGATTACTATATCATTTTAAAAGAAGAGGTTATAGAGGCTTTTCAATGAACAGACCAGATAAAGTTTGGAATAAATTATCAGTAACAGAAAAAGAAATAGGTGGTATTCCTAACTCGAGCGAAGATATAAAACAAGCCCATGCTTCAGCTATAGAAACTTATATAAATACCTACGTTGGTAGAACAGAACAAGGATATGGAGATATGTACTTTCAGAGAACATTAGAGGATTGGGCTAGATTTAATATAAATAATAGAACTAGTCACGATGCTTCTATAAGTTCTGGATTAGCTTTAATGGCTTGCAACAAAAATAGATATACACCTGTTTTTAATCAGGTCAAAACAATAGTTCCATTGGGATTTAAAAAATACGATAACAAAGGATACTCTTCAAAAATAATAGAATAAATGATTTATACAAGTTCAAATAGTACTTTTCCAAGCCAAGTAGTTTCTGACGAAGAGAAACAAAGCTACGAATACGGACGCGACGTAGGTAGAGCTATAGAGAACGAATGGTTTAGAGGAGATACAGGTTCTGCTTCTGGAGGTAGGTTTGCTAGTAATTGGCAGTACTTTCATAATTTGA